ATTAGAAACAGATTTACAAAATTTATTCGTAGAGTTCTGCGGGGATACACCAATCAATCTGGCCTCTGGCGAGGATAGGTCTAAACTGTTCTATTCTCTAGTGGTTGGAGATAAGAAGGATTGGAAAACATTTTTTGACTTAGGTACTGAACTCAAGGATGGAAAACGAAAAAAGAAGTTTGTAAAGGTATCTCCTCCGAGAGTGTTTAGAAGTAAATACCGTCACAAGGTTGGAGCATTTTTGAAAACAGTCCGACAAGTTTGTAATACTTGCAAAGGCAGGGGAAGTGTTGAATTTATACGAAAAGATGGTACATATGGTATGCCTCGTAAATGTAAAGTTTGTTTCGGTAGCGGAAGTGTTTACAAAAATCTTACAGAGAGGGCAGGACTAGGATTAACACCATTAAATGAAAAGGATTTATCGGTACACGGATTTAAAACAGATGTGTCTACTATCCGAGAAAAAATACTACAGGTGCGGGGCCAGCCCAGACAGTATGAATTTTTAAGAAAATACATGCGTTACAATTCTTTAGCAACCTATCTTAATACTTTCATTGAAAACATCAAGAATAACACCGGAACCGATGGTTTTATTCATCCTCAGTTTATGCAGTGTGTTACAGCTACCGGACGATTATCCTCACGCAATCCCAACTTTCAAAATATGCCTAGAAGCAGTACATTTCCAGTTCGAGAAGCTATTGTTAGTAGATTTAAGGGTGGAAAAATACTTGAGGGTGACTACAGCCAACTAGAGTTTCGTGTGGCAGGGTTTCTCTCACAAGATCCACAGGCTTTACAGGATATTAAAGATAAAATTGATGTTCATGCGTACACGGCTGAGATCATTGGTGTAAGCCGTCAGGAAGCCAAGGCACACACATTTAAGCCATTATACGGCGGACGTACAGGAACGCCCAGTGAAAGGCGGTATTACGAAGCATTTCTTGAGAAATATAGCGGAATTGCCAGATGGCATGAAAAACTGGGTGACGAAGCTCTGGTACGCAAAAAAATAACCCTACCATCGGGTAGAGAATATATGTTTCCAAATGTCCGGCGTTTTCCCAGTGGTGGTGTTTCCAATGGAACACAGATAAAAAACTATCCAGTTCAGGGATTTGCAACTGCTGACCTACTACCTGTTGCATTAGTGTCACTACATAAAAAAATTAAAGAAAATCAAATAAAGAGCTTGATTTGTAACACCGTCCATGATAGTATAGTTATGGATGTACACCCCGAAGAAGAGGGTATAGCCATAGATTTATTAACGGAAGCCATGCTGGGCATTAGAAAGGAATGTAAATCCCGATATGGCTTAAAATACAATGTACCAATCGGAATTGAGTTAAAAATTGGTGATGATTGGTCAAATCTTAAAACTGTCAATGTAAAGGAGATATAATTAACATGGCAGAATTAGCAGTAATGCCGAGTATAACCGATCTGGTTACGGCAAAAAATATAGATACAGATGCTTTGATGGCTGCATTGGGTCAAAAGGATTTGTCATCTAGGACTAGCGAGGGTGGTAGCTCATTTTTGCCGCGACTTGCTATTGAACACAACACTGAAGATGATGAGGGTACGTCCCTTCCTCGTGGACAGTGGCGTATACAAGATGAGAGTGGAGAAACTGTCTATTCTAAGACTGTTATTTTTCGTCCATTTCTTCGTCGATATATGTATAGTGTATGGGATCAAAGCGAACAAAATTATTCGTCAATGACTATACAAGCTGCATCATTTGGCGATAGTTTCTTTGATACGACTGGTGGTTTGAAATGTGGCAAGATAGACCGAAAGGAGCTAGAGAAACTTGCCGCCGATGATCCTGCAAGAACTCTTCAAGCAGGAATTAAGTGTTCTCAGGTTTTATATGGAACAGTTGCAGCTAGTGATAGTGATGCGGCGATCCCCCATATGTGGTACGCGAGAGGCAGTAATTTTATGCCTGTTAGCGATTGGATTAAAACCTTAGAAAAACAAGGCAAACTTTTGTTTAATACTCGTGCTACACTAAGTACTCTTAGACAAAAGTATGGTGGGAATGTTTTTTATAAGGCTAAAATTGACGTAAAAGATTACGTTGAATTTGCCCCAAAGGGAGATGTTCCACTTCTGGAAAGTTTCATGGATCTTGTGAATAAGCATAATTCGCAGATTGAAGATAAGTATCGTGAAACTCGCCAAGATTTTGAGGATGTGGAGGTTGTAGAAGCCTTGGATGAATAATCTCATCAAGGAGTATCTGCAACTTTATTTGCAAAAGGTAGTTTCGGGGGAGGCAGACATCTCCCCTGTTTCTATTGCTTTTTTTAAAAGAGAATGTGCTAGGGCTTTGAGTAAACAATTTACTGGATCTGCCCGTAGATGGTCAATGCGTATGTCTGCATTAGGTAAACCTCTTTGTCAACAGCAATTAGAACGAGATGGTGTTGAAACTAAAACAGAATTAGAATATAATTCAGTTAATCGTTTTTTATTTGGTGATATACTTGAAGCACTGATTTACGTTCAGTTAAAAGAAGCTGGTGTTAATGTGCAGGGCTATCAAAAACCAGTTAGGCTTGAATTAGAAGGTGTTATGTTACAGGGCACACTGGACATAATTATTGATGGTGCTGTATGGGATATTAAAACATCAAGTCCCTATGCTTTTACCAGTAAATTTACTAATTACAAGCGTGTTAAAGATAATGATCCCTTTGGCTATGTAGTACAGGGACATTTATATGGAGCAGCAGAAAACAAACCCTTTGGTGGCTGGATTGTTATTAACAAATCGTCGGGTGAAATACAAATTTGTTCTGCACCTAGTATTCAAGATGAAGAACGCGAAGCTGCACTTAATACCGCAGCCCACAATATTCGTATTTTAAAAGATACAACTGTTCCCTTACAGAAATTAGAAGATATTCCAGAAAAATATAAGGGTACACCAACTGGTAATCGTCTTATGAACACCACCTGTAGTTTTTGTAGGTTTAAATCTCATTGTTGGCCGAAAGCCAAACTACATCACAAAGTATCTTCGGATGCCAAAAATCCACCATTGGTGTGGTATTCTGTTCTAAAAAATGAACAAATCTGATGAGAACAAAAACAAAATATATTCATGTAAACCAACATAAAATTCGTGCGAATAAAAAACATGGCACTAATGAACCTGTTATAACAATTAAACAGGGATCTAAAAATACATACTGCCATGAAGTTGCAATAAACGGTCCAAGTAGAGTACTTTATGGGGGTAACGATAAACCTGTGTTAGCGTGTGGCGCTAGAGTAGTAGTTAAAACAGATGCTGAGATTGAGATTATAAAATAATGCCTTTAATAGCTGTAGATAAATTTACCGAAAGTGATGTTGTTAATAATGAAAAATGTTTTTTTATCTACGCTGAAAATGAAAAGAAGGAAGGTGGAAGTGAATTTCTTAGAGCATGTACTAATACTTTGTACTTAACAATAAAGTCTGTTGCGTCAAATGATTGGGAAGCCTACTGGTCTGATGTTGATTATCGACAACACGTAGAAGTGTTATCCGAAGATATAAGTCGTATTCAAAATATTTTAAATCTTGGAGGTATTGTTTTTATAGAAAATATGTTTTTGCAGGAGGAACAGAATGGTCCGATGAAAAGTAAAGCTCCTAAGACATTGAAATTTATTATAAAATCCATAGATCATCTTTTGCACTCCTACCAACCAAAATATGTTTCACCGAATTTGCGATCACCGAGGACATCTCTTGGCTCGTAGAACTAGAATGGCCCGTCGAGTGGCAGGTACAAAATACCGTAGTAATTTTGAAGTAGATTTTGCTTCGGATTTAATTAGGCGTGGTGTTTCTTTTGATTATGAACCAGACACCTACTCATATGTACCAAAGACTACAACATACACACCAGATTTTTATTTTCCTGAGCATCAATTTTATGTTGAAACCAAAGGATTTTTTGCACCGGAGGATCGAACAAAACATTTGACATTTAGAGCACAACACCCTAATATTGATGTCCGGTTTGTTTTTGCTAATTGTGACAACAAATTAACTAAGAATGCTAAAATGACCTATGCTCAGTGGTGTTCTCGGCATGGCTTTTTGTATAGCAACAAAATTATTGATGAAACTTGGCTGGTAAAACGAGAGGAAGATGATGATGATGACTAAGGTTATTGATGGTACTTGGAAAGGTGAAGGCGGTAAAAAACAAATTGAAATATGGGAAAAAGAAAACGCCGGAAAACCCATAGACACTCGAACAAATTATGAAAAACTCATGGATGAAAAAGCTGGTGTTCAACTTACTACTGACCCTATAAATAGTCCGCCGCACTATCAAAATGGCACAATGGAAACTATTGAAATTATGGAACATCAGATGTCCGTTGATAGGTTTCTTGGGTATCTTGAAGGAAGCATTATAAAATACATCAGCCGATATGAGCATAAAAAAAATCCCCTAGAGGATTTAAAAAAGGCTGAATGGTTTTTGAAAAAACTTATTGAGAAGCGTACTCAACATAATACAGCCATTACACTAGAAAAGCACTTGCCATGATGATTAGGCATCGCACCATGCAAGATGCTGTGAGCCAGTTCCAGACAGCATTTAAACGTCCAACTGATATGAATTTTTCTGATTGGACATTTGATGCTCATGTTGCTGATATGTTGGATCTTCGTAGGGTACTAATAGAAGAAGAATTTATTGAGTTGTCTACGGCGCTAAGTATGGGAAATGAGGAACAGGTAAAGAAAGAAGCAGCAGATTTGTTATATGTGGTAGTTGGGTTGTTTGTAGATTTTGGTTGGGATATGCAGGTTATATTTAATCGAGTACACAATTCAAATATGTCAAAATTAGGAAAGGATGGAGAACCTGTATATCGTGAGGATGGTAAGGTACTGAAGTCTGATCAATACAAAGAACCAGATTTAAGCGGTGTATGATCGTGCGAGGACAGTTTTCACCTATTATTTTAATTGGCATGTCGAGGTACAGTCTTTTGGATGAAGTAGATAATAAACAGATTGAAAACGATGTATTGCAAGAACGTAATACGAAGATGAATTTTAATACTCGATCTTCTAGTGTGGAAGATTCCGTTTTACCAAAAACACCTGCTGTTACACATCTATTAGAAAAAGTAGATCGTGTAGTTAAATCTATTAACAAATATTTGATAAATGGAGATGAAGCATGGACACATTTGGTAGAGCCGGGCCAGTCTACTATGTTTCATACTCATCAAGATCCCGGACCTCCCGGATTATCATTTGTGTATTGGGTTACTTTTCCCGAAAATAGTGGAACTTTTGTAGGAATATTGCAAGTTGATAAGTATAGACATTTCCATGATGTCATACCTAAAGCTGGTGATTTGATTATTTTTCCTACTTATCTTCCACACATGACTGCAAGAAATCTTAGCAATGAAACAAGAATTTCAGTATCAGGGAACTATTATCCTCCATTGGATAAATTAAGTGTAGTACAAAAAGAGCCGGGTAGTTTGTTTAATCATGTAGGAATAATAAATGGTAGATAAAGAAAAGGGGAATATATAATGCCGCAGTTGCCGACACCATATCAAGAATACATACACACATCTCGTTACTCTCGTTGGGTAGAGGAACACAACCGCCGAGAAACGTGGGAAGAAACAGTTAATCGCTATTTTGAATATGCGACACCACGATTTAAGAAGATAGTTGGTTTTGTAAATATTGAAGAATTACAAAAGGCTGTTTTAAATTTAGATATTATGCCTTCTATGCGATTACTTATGACCTCTGGAAAGGCTGTGGATAAATGCAATATAGCTGCATATAATTGTAGTTATGTACCTATTGATAGTCCTCGTGTTTTTGATGAAATCCTTTATATACTTATGAATGGCACTGGTGTTGGTTTTTCAGTAGAAAGAGATAATGTTACCAAACTTCCTGTTGTTGAAGAACACTTTGAGGAAAGTGCTACTGTAATCCATGTAGCAGACAGTAAATCTGGTTGGGCCAGAGGCTTTAAAGAATTGGTGTCATTATTGTATGCTGGTCAAGTACCAACGTGGGATATGAGTAGAGTACGTCCTGCTGGTGCAAAACTACGAACCTTTGGTGGTCGGGCTTCTGGACCCGAACCACTTGACGATCTGTTCAGATTTGCGGTTAATCTGTTCAGGAGGGCGGCTGGACGGCGTTTGAGTAGTATCGAGTGCCATGATTTAGTGTGTAAGACGGCACAAGTAGTAGTAGTAGGTGGTGTTCGTCGTTCAGCCCTCATCTCTCTTAGTAATCTTAGTGATGATTTGCTACGATCTGCGAAATCCGGTGACTGGTGGACACATTACAATTATAGATCTTATGCAAATAATTCAGCGGTTTATAAGGATCGACCAGAAATGGGTATCTTTATGAAAGAATGGCAAGCTCTATACAAAAGCCGTTCTGGTGAGAGAGGAATGTTTAGTCGTGCTGCTGCTCAAAAACAAGCAGCTCAAAATGGTCGTCGAGAAACCGAACATGATTTTGGTACAAATCCTTGTTGTGAAATTATTTTACGCCCATATCAATTCTGTAATCTCACTGAAGTTGTTGTTAAAAAGGATGACACTAAAGAAAGCCTATTAAAGAAAGTACGACTGGCTACAATTTTAGGCACATACCAAGCAACTTTAACTGACTTTAAGTATCTTCGGAAGATATGGCAACGGACTACCGAAGAAGAGAGGCTACTAGGCGTTAGTCTAACGGGCATCATGGACAATCCGCTTACCCATGAAATTGGCGAGCCGCTTGAAGTTCTATTGCGTGACCTTAGAACTAAGGCAGTTGAAACCAACAAAGAGTGGGCAG